GGTTAATGACTTTTGCAAGAACTTTGACATACGATACCGATTAATAAATAATGGTGATGATTGTGTTCTCATCTTCGAAAAGAGTGATCTTGAAAAAGTGACACACAATTTACACCATTTTATGAAAGGTGCTGGCTACTGGTTTGAAATTGAACAACCAGTTTATCAACTGGAAAAGATTGATTTTTGTCAATCTAAACCTGTTCTAACTAGCCGTGGGTGGACCATGGTTAGGAACTTCCCCCTATGTTTGGCCAAAGATAGTGTATCCTTATTACCATTGACATCACCTGCAGCATGGAAAAAGTGGTCCAATGATGTTGGCCGCTGTGGTCTTGCTTTGACAGCTGGTGTCCCCGTATTATACGAATGGTATAAGGCCCTTGTACGGTCTGGAGATGGAACATTTGGGCTCCATCCTTGGACAAGTAGGTCTGGAGCCAGTTATTTAGCCAAAAACTTATCTGGGGATGAAATAGTTATCTCAGATGAGGCCAGAATTAGCTTCTGGGAGGCTTTTGGCTGGCCCCCAACTTACCAGCGACTCGTTGAAGAACAGATCAGTAAAACTGTAATAAATTTTGATCTAGACCGATCGGGTATACGAAAACACTATCATATCAAGTTACCAAACATCAACGCAATCCACTATTCATCTAATCAACTATACAACTACTAACACAATATCCGCAATATGGCTAGGAAACAACTTCGTAAAAGAGCTGCGGGATCCCGGAGACTTACTTATCGGTCTGATCCTACTGACGTTTCTATCGTCTCTGCTCACATCAATCCTTTTGATGAGAACGCTAAGAACGTCAAGATCCCCGATGCGAATTCAGCGGACACGTTCTGTTACCAAGTTCGTGAAAGGCGCACACTACTCTGCAACTCGGTGGGGTGTGCGTATGCTGAAATTTATCCGTCTCTCAACTCTATCTATAATAAAACGGCCGGCAACTCAGCAACTAACCCAGCGGCTGATGGCACTCTATCGGCTGATC